ATAAAAATCTGTGTATGTTTTACCAGTACTATAATAGTTTGGAAGATTTGCTTTTAATCCTTTTGGATAATAATTTGGTAGGTGCGGAATATTTGACGAGCCATGGCCAGTCTTAATAAAATTAGAATATTTATTTCCAAAATTCCATTGACTAAATGATGGACCTACAGTTACATTAGTTGAAATTACAGATGGTTGTAAAGTATCATTATTAAATCCCGAATATGGTGATAATTGAAGTGACATAATATCTTTCTATGTTATTGATTCTATATTCATGGATGAATCTCGGTAAATATCAGTTGGTGCTACTATTTGTACATTTCGCATTGCTGCAGCCATAGCAGATGCTATTTTACCATAATCTATACTAGCTCCACTACCACCGGCTGATGCTAACATTTGATCAATCGGTCCTCCTGGCTTAGCTCCTACGATTGTGTCTTTGGAACTAAATGATATTTTTTCTCCTCCTGGTCTTGAAAGAAAATCTTGATCAACAACACCATCTCCTTTAGTAGTGTTTATTATTGGAGCTTCTGTGGAACCTTGTAGTGTATTAATATTATTAAATGCTGCATTATTTAAAAGAGTTAATGCACTAGTAATTTTATCAAAACCAGGAATTAATGCATAAATAGCTTTAGTATTTTCTGCAGTTGCTTGAGTAGCTAATCCTGTTTTTCCTAATGCATTTAATCCTTGAACCAGTTCATCTTCTGATAAATTATTTGCTCTTTCAGCTTGTTTTACTTGGTCCTCTATTATCTTTGGATCAGTCAATAAATCTTGCTGTTCTTTTACAATTTGAGCTTGACTTTTTCCTTCTAATTTAACTTGTCTACCTATTAAACCAGTTGTTAACACTTCTAAATAATATAATTGCTTTTCATCTGTGGTTAATGCATTAGCATTGCCTTTAACTAATTTTTCAAATGCTATTCTAGCCGGGTCTTCTTTTGCTAATTTTCTAAATTTAGCAATTTCTGCTCCTAACTCTTCTCCTTGCATTTTCATTATTTTTTCAGCACCAGGACCCATATCCTGTAACAATTCTCGTTGCTGAACCATCTTTGATAATTTTTCTTCGCCAATACCTAATGTTTCTGCTAATTGTTTTCTTGCAAAGAAATTATCTTTTATTGTGGCACCTTGAGATTCTATAATTTCATTTAATGCGTCAGCTGATGCATTAGCATCTCCAGATAATGTAGCTTCACGAAATTTTTGTGTTAAGCTTTCCCCTTGTGCATTAACTAATCGTTTTCCTGATAATAATTGATATTCTAATTCATTTCCAACAGACTGCTCTATATTTAATAAATTTTTACCAATACTATATACTTCGCCTAGACTAGTTCCTAACATTCTTGTTTTTAAAACAGCTAAACCTAAATCTCTAGGATATTTACTAAAGTTTAATTGAACATCTGAAGCTAATCCTGCAATTCCGCCTAATATAGCTTGGGTAGTACCTTGTAATCCAGTAACTTCTTCTAATTTTTCAACATATTGAGTTGTTTGTGCAGCAATATCTTTTACTCCTATAGCTCCGTCTGCTGCAGTTGCTGCAAATCTAGCAAATCCTTCGACTGATTCTTGAGACATTCCTAAATTTTCACGAAATATTTGATTAACACTAAGTAATTGTTTTCCAAAATCAGCCATTTCTCCACCGCTAAATGCACTTATGTTTTGTTGTTGTAGTGGCAATAATTTAGATAATTCTTGAGCATATTTTCTTATTTGTTTACCACCAGTATTTAATGATTTAGCTACTGCATCATATCTTTCACCTAAACCAGCTGCTTTTTCAGAGCTAATTCCAAATGTTTTATTTAGTCCTTTATTTCGTTGTTCTAAAAATGTTATTTGTTTTGTGGTATTATTAAATGTAGTACCTAATTTTTCTTGAACTGCTACATATTTTGATATACCTACTGTATTAGCTTCAACGTCTTTTAATAATATGTTAAAATTTTGAGTTAAAGCGTCAATGCTAGCTTTTAAATTCTTAGATGTTTCAGCTGTTTGATTTTCTATATTAGAAGTTTGCTGTGCTATTTCTTTTTTTGTTTTAGTCTTTTGGGCGCCTTTTCCTTTTTGGTCTTTTTTACGATTGTCAGTAACAGGTAAGTTTTTTAATATCTTTATGTAGTTATATGGAATATTCATATGAATCTCTTTATTATAAATATTTACAATGGAGATTTTATGACTTTTGATTTTGAAGGTTTACTTTTTACTTTATTTATTGCTTGTTTTTTCATTTCAGAAAGTTTATTTAACTTACGAATATAAAAATTTCTAAGAAATATTGGCATATTATATATAGTATTCCAATCCCATCTTCCTTCACCTGCCCAAATTAATTCAAATAAATTGTCGTGTAGAGTTGGTCGATCTTCAGGCCTAAGACCAAAAAAAGTTGGCTCCAACCTGAAACCCGGCAGTAAAGGTGCTCCCGTCGTCACCTTCAAATTCATATTCCAATAGAATAGTTGGAGTATTATCTAATATATATGATTGAAATTCTTTACTATCTTTTACTAAAAATTCATATTTTAGAAAATGATCTATATCAGCTGGTTTACGTAATCCATTAACTTCTATAATGATACTTTTTAAAAAATCACTTATAGTAGATAAACCTTTTGATTGTGAAATAGTTGGATATTTAAATTTTATTGAATGTGTTTTTGTTGTGTATTCAAATTCGCCATGTTCATCACTAGTAATATCTATTGTTTTAGTTTTAATTTTAGATAAATCAATTACTTGTTCTGATTGTTTTTTTGTTGTTGGATCTATTACTTGTACTGGATATTCTGCTCCGTAACTTAATATACGAGCATTTAATATTAATCCATCTTTATCGACTTGAGCTATATCATCTAAATCAACATCGGTAACTATTAATGATTCTAATAGTTTATCTAAAACAACTCCTTCTTTAACATATGATGCATTTGTTAATATATCTTCATCATATGCGGTCATATATCGCATTTCTATTTTTCCAGATGATAATATACTAGAATCAGAATATATTTTTCCTTCGCTAGTTAATGTTATAATTTCAGAAGGAATAGTACTTCTTTGTTTTTGTTCGTATTTATCTTTTGCTAAATTTATTAAATTTTTATTTTCATAACGATCTGTCATTTTTGCCATTATAACTCCTTTGGTAACTTTAATATAAATATATTAAACAGTAAAAATGGGAGTAAAAACTACTCCCATTATAATAAGTATTAATATTCTAATACAGCATAATCATATTTTAATGTCATTTCGATTTGCACAGACTCTTCTGTTCCCCAATCCATTTGACCAAAATTGGTATCTAATATAAAAGCACCTTTTAAACACCATTCTTCAATTTTTTCACCCGTTGGTGATAAAGAATGAAATGTGATATCCTTTTTATATTGAGTACTATACCCATCTCTACCAGTTAATGATTCATGATGAAGTCTAACCCATTCCATAACAGCTTGCGCTCCTGATGGTACAATTGGGTCATACAATGTTATTGCAACATCATTCCATCTTGTTTTTCCTTTAACTTTTCTATCAATATTGATATGGTCTAATACTACTTCTCCATTTGTTAAAGATGGTCTAGCTGCAGCTTTTATTATATAACTTGGAATGTCTCCAATATACATAATAAACCTATTGGCCATTTTTGGTTCCCAATCAAATGCATTCAAAAATAAGTCATTTTGATTAATACCTGGTAAATTTTGTTCTAATGCCATTTTTTATTTCCTATATTCTTTTTATATAAATATTAACTAATCCAATTTCTATTCAGGGAATGAAGCACCAGTAGGTTGAATATTAAAGTCTAAGACAATAAATTCCGCTGTTCTAGTTGGTTGTAAAAATATTTGACCATATAATATATTTTGATCTATTAAATCTGGTGTATTATTTGTGTCATCCATTACTACTCTAAACGCACTCAAACCTTGTTGCGATCTTACTCCTTCTAAATAAGGATTAACAATACTTAAGAATCTTAATCTAGTTGCATCCGTATTTTGTTCAAATACTAAAAACTTAGTTGCAGATGCAATAAACTTCTTAACTGTTATTAATAATCTTCTAACATTAACTCTATCTAAAGCACTTGGTCTAGATTGTAATGTTTTTTGTCCCCATATACATATTCCTTGATTAGGGAAGTTTGCTATTGGATTAATTCTAGCTTCGTATAAGTCATCTCTATCAGCTTGGGTTAATTTTTCATAAGTATTAATTGCTGACGTTAGACCACCTCTATTTAAACCTGCAGGTGCATACCATGGTGCTGATGTTGCATCATTAAATGATAATGCTCCAGGAACTAATACTGATGGTGGTACAAATATTGGCTTATTTTTAGCTGGGTCAATAATTCTTACCCATGGAAAATATGTAGCGGTATAATTTGAATCTAAACTAGTTACATTGTTAATAGTGGTTGTAATACTATCATCAATAGCTGGTACATCCATTACATAAAATGTATCTTGTCTATCTTCTGCTAAATTTCTTGCTTCACTTGTTACAACTGGATGCTTACTATGTAATATACCAGGTGTTAATAACATGTTAATATCAAAATAATCAGTGTTACTTAAAGCTGCAAATGCTCTTCTATATGCTTTAGTTCCGGTAGTATCTTGTCCTGAACAATCAAATCCAAAAGTATTGGTAGCTGATATATTAGCTCCTGAATATTTTGGTAAATTTGGTCTTGCTCCATCAAATCCTCCTTGTAAAGGCAACATAAACTTTCTAGTTGTTAATGATATATTTGAACCAATTGTTCCAGCATCTAATACATTTTGTATAGATCCGGTATATGGTGATAACACACTAGGGAAATTTGCTCCACTAGATTGACTAACATTTCCTAAATAAAAATCTTTATTTGATCCAGTTACTGAATTAGTAGATGGTACTGGTGCAAGATAATTTAAATTATTTAAACTTGTAAAATCAAATCCATGATAATTTTTACTACTATATGAACCGCCAACTACTTGTGTTTCTATCATTGAAGCTGATACTAATCCTTGAACTCCATCTGCTCCTGATCCTGACGCATCTGGAATTGGTGATGTTAAAGCTCTAGAACCAAATGGTACTAATATTTTATTTACTGTCTTTTCTTTAACGCCGGTACTAACATCAATTCTTATATAAGAAGATAAGTTTGGATATTCTCCATTATCTTTAATTTTTCCTAATGAATCTATAGTTGTATATTGATCTCCAATTTTTCTTGCGACATAATTTGGAGAATCTGGATCTAAGTTACAATTGGTAAATAATTCTACTACATCTGGTGATTTATCAGTGTCTCCAGAATCAAATGGTGAATTTGGTAAATTTGTATTATTTACTCTTCTGACTTCAATACTAAATGTACCATATCCATTTGGATCTGCTACTTCTGATGCTACTCTAATATCTCTAATACCAACTTTAACATCATAATTTTCTGCATTACCGTGTGATAATGTATGAACTTTAAATAAATC